TGGGTTGGTTCACAGAACGGAACAAATAGATTCCAAGGAGTATTCTTTCCTTGGTCTGCTGGAGACCGTGACGAGGCATGGTACGAAGCCAAGAAGCGTGACTTGCCTGATTGGCAGTTGGCGCAAGAGTACCCATCAGACCCAGAAGAAGCCTTTATCCGTTCTGGTCGTCCTGTGTTCGACTTAGATGCAATCCGTGCAATTGAACCGATTGACCCAGACCGTGGATACCTGAAAAAGGGCTACGGAAAGAATGTTTACAACTTCATTCAAGATGGTGGTGCTTTGGCAGTTTGGGATTTCCCAAACCTGCACGAGAACTATGTCATTGGTGCTGACGTTGCAGAAGGTCTTGGTCATGGTGACTACAGTTCAGCCCATGTGATTTCTGCGGACACAGGAATGATGGTTGCCCACTGGCATGGACACGTTGACCCTGACTTGTTTGGCGAAGAGATTTTGTCTGCCTTGGGTTACTACTACAACCACGCCTTGATTGGCGTGGAGTCCAACAATCACGGTTTAACTACCATCAAGGGTCTGCAAAGGATTGGTTATCGGAACACCTACCGACAGCGCAAGATGAACGCCAGGAATCCCGTGGCTAGTGAGACAATGGGTTGGAGAACGACCTCGGTATCCAAGCCATTGGCAATTGACGAGTTGAATGCAGCAATCCGTGATGAGGGTATTTCCATTTATGATGCTTTGACCATGGCTGAGTTACGCACATTTGTGCGTGAGTCAAACGGCAAGATGCATGGAAGTCCACACGACGACAGGGTGATGTCGTTGGCAATCACAAATCAGATGCTAAAGTATGTCTGGCTTCCCGAGTATCGTTTCGACCCAGCACCTCCAAGGAATACCTTGGGGTGGTGGGAGCAATTCATTATCAAGGAAAAAAAACCAAAGAAGACACCAATCGGTGCTTTTAATACAAGAGAGTAACGAATCAACCTTATATCTATGAAGAACTTTCGCTGTCTAGAGTGTTTAACCGAGTTTGAGGCTGATGAACTGCCTCGCCGTGGCTCATATTGTTTCAAATGCCATATTCGTACAATCAATCTCGGTTTCACTTATGGTCAAGAAGATTTCCACGGACCAACAGTCCGTGAACGTGCTAAAGAACAAGAGCGTCTAGCGGCTGAAGCCGGCATCAAAGCCGAACCTGTCGGAAGCAGGTGGGTGTGACATGGATGCAGTCTGGGTTCCTATCGTCGTGGCGGTCATCACAGGACCAGTCGTGGTGGTACTACAAAAACTCAGAAAGGAAAATACGCAGCAACATGAGGAGGGCAGGGATTTGCTCAAACTTGTGGGAATTAAAGTCGACAAAATCGGAAGCAAACTTGACCAACACATCGGCTGGCATCAAGGAAAGAAAGAGGACTAATGGCTAGGACATCTAATTCCGAATACATTAAACGATATCGAGACAGGATTGAACAGTCACGCCGTTGGAGGCGTGAAGAGCGCTACGACGATTTGTGGTCACGAATGATTGACATGTATCGTGGCAAGCACTACAAGGCAAGCACAGAAGAAGACCAATTGTTGGTCAACATTGCTTTTGCAACCATTAACGTAATTGCACCTGGCGTTTCTGTTAACTATCCCAAAATTACAGTATCTGCCAAAAGGTTTGAACAAGCACCAAATGCTGTAGTTACCGAAGCAATTGTTAACTACTGGTGGAGACATTACGACTGCCAGAAAGAGTTTCGTCGTGCTGTAAAAGACATGCTTGTTTGTGGTCATGGATGGATTAAGACTGGTTATCGTTTTGTTGAAAAAACAAACGAACCATACGAAACATCTGACGAACTTGCAACAAACGCTCCAGAGTCAATTGCTGAATCAGAAATGATTATTACAGAAGACCGACCATTCGTTGAGCGTATTTCTCCTTTTGATGTGTTTGTTGACCCAGATGCAACTTCAATGTCCGATGTTAAATGGATTGCACAGCGAGTACGTAGGTCGTTAAAGGAAGTTAAAAAAGACAAGCGTTACAACTCAACAGCAAGAAACGAAGCAGCCCCGTCGCATTATTCCAAGTGGGGTGTTGATGACTTCCGTGGCAATCTTCGCCCTCGTCGAAACGAGGGTGATGATGATGCCTATGTAGAAATTTGGGAGTATTACGACATTGACCGTGGAATGATGTCGGTTTTTTGTGATGGTAGCGACAAGTTCCTTGTCGCACCAATTGAGATGCCATTTTCATTTGGTCATCCATTTGTAATGCTTTGCAACTATGAGGTTCCAGACCACTTCTACCCAATGGGTGAATTGGAAGCAATTGAACCATTGCAGATGGAACTCAACCAGACTCGTACACAGATGATGAACCACCGTAAGCGTTTCTCACGCAAATGGCTGTACAAAGAATCAGCGTTTGACGCTGATGGTCGTTCTGCTCTTGAGTCGGACGAAGACAACGTAATGGTTCCAGTAATTTCTGATGAAGCAATTGGCGGTGTTATCACGCCAATGCCAGCAGTAATTAGCCCACCAGAGTTTTACAACCAATCCAACCTTATTTCTTCCGACATTGACCGTGTATCTGGTGTGTCTGAATATCAGCGTGGTTCATTGCCTGAGATTCGTCGTACAGCAACAGAGGCTGGAATTATCCAGGACGCAGCCAATGCTCGTTCTGCAGACAAGTTGGCAATTATCGAATTGGCAATTGCTGCTACAGCACGACGTTTGATTGCTCTTGCTCAACAGTTTATGACTGGTGAGCAGGCTGTAAGAATTGCTGGTTCTGAAGCCAAGCAGGCTTGGCTGACATTCGACCGTGACTACATTCAGGGTGAGTTTGACTTTGAGGTAGAGGGTGGCTCTACACAGCCAGTAAACGAATCATTCCGTCGTCAGATGGCAATGCAGGTTGTGGACGCAATGGCACCCTTTGTTGGTACTGGAATCATTGACATGCCTAAACTGGCCAACTACGTTCTTCAATACGGATTCGGCATCAAGAATGCCGCATCCTTTGTCATGCAACCTGAGTTGCCAGCACAGCCAATCACCCCACAGGGTGCTCCTCCACCGATGGAAGGACCGCCACAAGGTATGCCAGAAGGCATGCCACAGGAGATGCCACCAGACATGGGTGGTGGTTTGCCACCTGAATTGGCACAATTGCCACCAGAAGTACTTGCCCAACTAATGCAACAAATGCAGGGTGGCGGAATGCCACCACAGGGTATGTAACGATAAAAACATACTAGTAGAGCAACCTTGGAGGACTCGAACGAATGAGCGATATGAATAGCAATGAAGTCAGTACGGACACAGCCCCTGAACTAGAAGGTTTGGGACAAGTTGAAGAAGTTTTAGATGTAGTTGAAAACCTCACTGAGGAGCAAATTGAATTGCTTCCCGTTGATGAGTACGGAGACAAGTATGTTTCTGTGTCCGTCGGTGGAGAAGAACTTCAAGTGCCTCTCAAAGAGGCGCTTTCTGGCTACCAACGTCAAGCGGACTATACCCGCAAGACGCAGGAACTCAGTGAGCAACGGAAACAGGTACAGTACGGTGTTGCTTTGCAGGAAGCCTTGCAGAATGACCCGAATGGTACTTTGGCGCTGCTTTCACAGCACTATGGTGTTGCACAGCAACCCTCTGAAGAAGAGGAACTGTACATGGACCCAGTGGAGAAACAGTACCGACAGTTAGACCAGCGTCTAGCGGCTTTTGAACAACAAAAGGCGATGGACCAGTTGGAAAAAACTGTTCAGTCTCTGCAAACACGATACGGCTCGGATTTTGATGCCAATGAAGTTGTAGCCAAGGCTCTCGCCATTGGCTCTTCGGATTTGGAAGCAGTTTACAAGCAAGTGGCGTTTGACAGGTTGTATGAGGACGCTTCGGCTGTTCGCCATCTTCGTGAGAAGAAGGCTCAAGAACAGACACAAGTTACTCAGGCAAAACGTCAAGCATCAGTTGTGAGTAGTGGCTCATCAGCATCTAGCGCCGATGTATCGGCTAAACCAATCACATCATTGCGAGATGCCTACGAAGCCGCAAAACGGCAACATAGCGTTTAGCATTTAACCCCAAGGAGAAAATATCATGGCCGCAAACGCCAACTTTGATGCGCTTCTGTCCACAACCCTTGCTAACTACCGTTCGCAATTGACAGACAACGTATTTACTGCCCGCCCACTCACCTACACCTTGATGGACAAGGGTCGCATTCGTATGCTTAACGGCGGTACGAAGATTGTTGAACCACTCATCTACGGTCAGAACTCAACTGTTGCTTCATACAGCGGTTACGATTCGCTTGCCTTGACCCCACAAGAGGGTATTTCGGCTGCTGAGTACGACTGGAAGCAGTACGCTGCTTCTATCGCAATCAGCGGTATCGAAGAAGCCAAGAACAACGGCGAACAAGAAATTATCAACCTTTTGGAAGCAAAGATTATGCAGGCTGAAGAGTCTATGCGTGAATCTTTCAACCAGATGTTCTTTGCTGATGGAACTGGCAACAGTAGCAAGGACTGGAACGGCCTTGGCAACTTGGTTGAGTCCGGCAACACCGTTGGTGGAATCAACTCAGCAACTTCAGGCAACGAGTTCTGGCGTTCATATGAAGAGAACACCGCAACTGCTTTGACTCTTGCTCAAATGTCAACTGCATACAACAGCGTTTCGGTTGGTAATGACCACCCAGACACTTTGTTGACAACCCAGACGTTGTTTGAGAAGTACGAAGCATTGCTTCAGCCAAACCTCCGTTACACGGACACCAAGACTGCAGATGCTGGATTCCAGAACCTGTTGTTCAAGGCTGCTCCTGTAATGTACGACGTACACTGCACCGCAGGCGTGTTCTACTTCCTCAACAGCAAGTACATCACTTTGGTTGGTCACTCCAACAAGTGGTTCTCGCAGACTGAGTTCATTAAGCCAGAAGACACCGATGCTCGCTATGCGCTCATCATGTGCTACGGCAACCTGACAGTACGTAACCGTGCCAAGCAGGGCAAACTCACGGCAAAGACCGCCTAAGTTAACTAACCTAAAAGGAGAATGAAATGCCACTATTAGCAAATGACACAGACGGTGCTGTAACACGCAAGCGTCTTGAAACATGGGCAGCAAAAGAAGAGAAGGTAACTGTTGTTGCCGCTACTGATGCAGCCACCGTACAAGCAGCAGCAACGCTCGCTGGCGCCGCACAAACCGTTTACACGATGACGCCAACAGCAAGCCGTACCTTGACCACACCAACTGGTGCGGAACTTGGTGCAGCGTTCACAGACGAAGGTGTCGGTTCAAGTTACCGTTTCACCGTAGTCAACGTGGCAGCAGCAACCCACCCAATCGTGGTAACTGCTGGTGCTTCGGGTGTAACACTTGTTGGTGTAGCAGCAACCTTCTCGGTTGCAGCAGCATCATCGGCATCGTATGTTGCGGTATTCACTGCAGCAAACACGGTAAGCATTTACCGAGCATAAGTAATCTGAATTGGGGGGTGGAGGCCACACTCCACTCCCCTTTTCTTTAAGGAGAATCATGCCAGTAAAGTATCGAATTCTTGACAGCCATGCGAGTGCAACTCCAAAGGCTGGAAAAACAACTTCCACTTACCCAAAGAGTAAGTCAAGTAAATCATCCAAAAAAATGAAATCATCTAGCAAAGGAATGTACTAATGTACGGAAAATCAAAAATGTCCAGTAAATCTGCAGCAGGTGCGGGCAAGCGTGGTATTCGTGACATCGCCAA